ATCAATCGTGACTGAGCCAGTGTTACCTGTTGCAGAGACTCCGGTAACCGAGACGTTTGCATCGGCTGTTACTGCTACACTGCCCGTTGCGCCCGTGGCGGAGACACCACTAGGTGAGATTATGGCCTCCGCATAAACCGCAGCAGTTCCGAGCTGGCCCGTGGCCTCAACGCCGGATACGCTTACGCTGACAGAGACATTAGCGTCATCTGCTATAGGGGCCGAAGCTAATGGAGCAAAACCTAGCATTACGCTTCTCTCTTACACACTGCTTCTATTCAGGCTCACTGGGCCACGTTATTGTGTTCGGAAACCCTGCTTGAGACGGTACGTCCCGAAGTGCTTGACGATAGGTAGCCCATTCAGTTGACAGTGTTAAGTCGCTAGATGCTCTCCAATCTGTAGCGGCTAGTTTTTCATCTCGTTCTTTTCTGGCTTCTTCCGCAGCGCGGTCATTGGCGCCAGCGGCCCACGCTGTTTCTTTTGCATCCCACGCAGCTTCCTCTTCGGCAGAAAATGGAACGACCTCATCGTTTATCTGTTTGTACCTAGTCATTGCCTTTTCCTAAGAATTTTTAACGCCGTAGAGCCGTATGGTGCCACCCGTCATGTCATCTCTGGATAGCAATAGTCTGAAACCAGTGACAGGCCCAGTGCTTTGGTCGTACCAACCACCCAACATGTATTTCCTGCGTCCGCCCATACTTTCTACGTACCACGTTGCATCGTTTGCGTTGCGTATGGTGAAGTTAACTCCGTTATCATTACTAGCCAAGTCAAATTCACCTATTGTAAACTCAGTGGCCCCATTTACGTTGGCTGCGCTTTCGTCTTTAAAGTCGTAATTAGCCCCTGTAAGAAGAGTGCCGTTGTCGTATATCTGTAACTCAACATCAGCTTCACGAGCTACGTTTTTCGCCACTCCGGTAACATCAATCATGTATGTATCATACGATGAAGAAAAACCACTCGTAATATCAACTGTGGAAACAGCAGTGCCAATAGTTGTTGATGATATTAGCTCTAAGGCGCCCCCGCCTGCTGCATCAGCAAACGTAGCATTACCAGAGCCGTCTGTAGTTAGAACTTGTCCTGCCGTTCCGTCCGTGCCTGTATAAGTCACTGCATTTACTATAACAGTGCCAGTTACAGCGAGAATGCCGTTAGTGTCTATGTAATTATTGGCGTCAAAGAACTGGATTTTATCGGGATCAGTGCCTTCATCGCAGCGTATGATTTGACGACCGCCTACTACAATCCTGAAGTCATCTGCCGCTGAAAAACCTAGATAGCTGTTTGTGTCACCGGAGTGATACATATAAGCGTCAACATATATTGACCCGTGGATGTCTACCCCGCTGCTTAGAGTGCTTAGTTTTGCAACGCCGTTGTGGTAAATATTAGAGCTACCATTTTCGTTGTAGAAAAATATCCATTCGCCATTTGTATCATCGTAAATTCCAAAATCATCTTGGTCGGCCATAATTGACCAAAGAGCGGTGCTTGTTGCTTTGATTTGGATGCCGCGCCAAGTGCCGAGATCCGTTGATATTTCCAAAAGCCCGCTGCGATCAGAGCTGTCTTGAAGTACATGACCGTCAATAGTAGCTGAAGTGCTAAAACTTCCTGTCGTTGCAGAAACGGTGCCGCCGGATTGGTTTGTCGCTGTGGTTGCCGTAGTAGCGTTACCACTAAGAGCCGCAGTAATAGTACCCGCTGCGAAGTTACCGGAACCATCACGAGCTACGACTTTAGAGGCTGTGTTTGTAGTGGTGGCATCGACGTTTAACGTGACTGTGCCGGAAGTGCCCCCACCAGTCAGGTAGGTTCCTGCTGTTACGCCCGTAATGTCGCCCACGTTGGTGGTGTAACCAGCATCGTTATTAAACCCGCTGTTGTTAATGTTGGCTTTGGTCAGTTTCCTCTGTACGTTTGAAGCATCAACAACTACAAAAAAGTCACCGTCTCCATTTGTAGTAGAGGTAGCAAGCTCACTTAAATCTAACGAGATTGTGGGTGTTGCCCCCTCACTTGAGGCGCTTCCGTCTAGGCCAGTGCCAGTTGCAATAGTAGCAACGTAGTTACCGGTAGTGTCCGTGCCCAACGCCACAGAGTTCGCCGCGATAGTCGCCGCAATGCTTACGTTCCCACTACCATCAAAACTACCCGAAGTACCTGTGACATCACCCGTTAAGCTGATTGTCCTGCCTGTGGCCAGAGCAGTAGCGGTAGTAGCGTTGCCTGACAGGGCGCCGGAGAATGTAGTGGCTGTTGCTGTGCCTGTAATTGTTACGCCCGTGGCGGTTGTGGCGAGTTTGGCTGCGTTATCGTAATAAAGAGTGACAGCGCCATTGCCTGTGGCACTTAACATTGTTTCGCCATTTCCATTTTCTAGCGAAATAATTCCGTTATTTCCTCCTTTAATTACTAATGGCCCTATCCCTACATCAGCAATAATGCTTTGACTACCATCATGATAAATCTCTAGGTCAGAACCAGCACCAAAGATGGCCTTGTCATTATCACCAAAGGTCATGTTTCCAGAGGATACGAAGCTAGTACCAGTAATAGCTCCCGCACTAAAGTCACCAGACGCATCTCGTGCTACAACCTTACTTGCAGTGTTAGCAGAGGTTGCATCGACGTTTAGAGTCACTGTGCCCGAAGTACCGCCGCCCGTGAGGAAAGAGCCTGCCGTTACACCTGTGATGTCGCCTACGTTTGTCGTGTAGCCCGCGTCGTTGTTAAACCCACTGTTGTTAATGTTGCCCTTAGTGAGCTTGCGCTGTACGCCGCTAGTATCGACAACTACGAAATAGTCCCCGTCACCGTTGGTGGTAGAGGTGGTTAGCTCATTTAGGTCTAGGGTAATAGTAGGGGTAGAACCCTCACTTGAGCCGCTGCCATCCAGCCCCGCGCCAGTTGCAATAGTAGCAACGTAGTTGCCCGTAGTGTCGGTGCCTAAAGCAACAGAGTTAGCCGCAATGGTAGCCGCAATGCTTACGTTTCCAGTGCCGTCAAAACTACCGGAAGTGCCAGTGACATCACCCGTTAAGCTGATTGTCCTGCCTGTAGCAAGAGCAGTAGCGGTAGCTGCGTTACCCGAAGTATCTTGGTTTCCCGAGGTATTAACCCCGGGCAAGTTGATATTAGCTGTGCCATCAAAACTAACACCACCAATAGTACGAGCAGTTTCAAGGGATGTTGCCGTTGCGGCATTACCTGTGGTGGAGCTTGAAGTAGTAGCATTACCCGACAAAGCAGCCGTAATTGTACCCGCACTAAAGTCACCAGACGCATCACGAGCGACTAGTGTAGAAGCGGTATTAGCGGTATCACTTTGGAGGTCTTGTGCGGCGGCAGTTACATAGACAATAGCACTGCCGGAGAGGTTAAGAAGGGAACCTGTGCTACTTTCAATAAGGGTACGGGAAAGCGTAGTCCCTGACGAAGTGTATGTGCCAGTGCCTATCTCAAACGCAGCACCATCTTCGATGGTGTACCTAACAGTCTCGGCGTTTGCTACGCCAGCATCTGCAAAAGTCTGAAACCCTGCTACAGCAGAACCGAGCGTAATCGTCCCTGTCCCTGTCGTAGCAGTGGACATCTTAGCTCTATTAACTAAAGTCACCATAGCTACGGTCTCTCAGTTTTAGGCGATACGAATAATGGCGTTGCTCGCATCAGCAGCAGGGAAGACGATAGTAAAGTCACCCGCAGTTGAAGTTTTGTCTGAGCCAAAATCCAGAACCGCTACCGCAGGGTTAGTGCCGCCGTTAGCTAAGTAAATAAGCGCACCGCGAGCAGTAATCGTCGCACTAGAAAACGTAAGGTCTGCAAAATCTAAAAACGCCGTGGTGCCGCTAGACGCAGGGTTAGCTGAGATAGTCAGCGTACCGCCGCCAGCAGAGTAGCCCGTACCCGAGACTTCGTTAGTCGCAGAATACGCAGTAGTAGTCGCATCCAGCGTAGCTGACGACGTATACAAGGCCAGCTTAAAGACCTGTGCTGTGCCGCTGCTAAAGTCAAAAGTCCCGTCAAGAATATCGACTTTGAATGATGTTGCCATAGCCTGTGTAATAGCCATTTGTATTTCCTTTTAAATTAACGCGGTTCTATTCTGAGTTGGCCAGTTCTTCAGGCAACTAGCCATTGCCTAGCGTTGTTTGTACGCTTTCAATTATGCTTTATCCCTAATAACCAAACCTGTTCGATATGCGTCGGTGACTTCTTTGGCCTCACCAAAGTTCTTCATAGCAACCACACTTTCAGCAAACCGTTTTTCATATTCTTGCATCATGTCCGGCTCACCTTTCATGTAAGTGTACGCCTCTATCAAAGACCCGTATAACAAGGCTATTTCAGCGTTTTCACTTAGCCAGGTAGTTCCGCTTCCTGCCCCCGCAGTCAAACTTGTTGGGCGATAAAAGTAGTGCAACTCCACGTCGTAATTTGCATCGGGCGTGGGTCCGAGCAAAAAGTTGGAGTCGTCAAAAAAAGCGTAATACCTTGGTGCGCCTGTGTCCGTTGGATCTGGGTTGTAGGTTTGCACAAAGTTAACGTCTTTGTAGTCTAAAAACGTTTTATCCCCACCCGTGGTAAACGATAAAGAAAACGGAGCCAAAAAATCACTAGGTGCCGCTAAATACTGGTTACTTGCTGTGGTGGTTCCGCTGGCATTCTTACGAAAAAGCGTAAGCTGAACGTTCTTTAAGATACGCTCTTCAGCCACGCGAATAAAAACAGGCAGGTTATTTACAAAACTGGTCTCAGAATTCTGAGTGTAGTCTTGTATCGCCGTTTTTAACTCGTCATAAGTAAAACTCATGAAATCACCACTGTCACGCTACCAACCTGACCAAATCCGGTCACAGGCCGTAAATCGGGGGCATCCGGGGTAGGCAAGCCTACATAAACGTCCATAGGCTCTACGCGATCCGGTCTGGGATTACGCAAAGCCTGCGGGTCTGTAATGGTTCTTCGGGGCTCTAACTGAGGTTGTTTCTTTTCCCACTCATCTTTACCCACCAGGAGACCATTCCACTCCCGTTTCATCTCGTTCAGCTTGTAACGAAACCCGCTTCTATCTGAAATGCCATAGGCATTTTTACCAACAGCAAATTTAGCCATTACAAGTTCTGCGAATACGCCAAGCTTGGCACAATGTTAAAGGAAGCCCGGTCACGGTCCATACTGATGGCCCGCTCCATCTCTTCTTCATACACAGCTTTCAATAACTGCACCCTGTCAGGAGCCTTCTTAATGGCTATGTAGTAAGCCAACCCGGCAGCTAAACAAGGGTAAAATCTAAACGGCATTTCCACCGTGTTCTGGGCGGTGTCCGCGTCATCCATTCGGACAAGACGGTCAAATACCACCACGTCTGTGCTGTTCTCCGGGACAGGCCACAGCTTTAACACAGGACTTATTAGACGGTCCAGAAACCACTGTGAGGGACGTCCCTGAGTGGTTTTATTAGGCACACCCAGGTAATCGTCACGACTTAACCGCTCTATGTTGTAATCCACGTTATCGCGGCGAACGGCTGCTGACAAAATGTCTATGGTATCGGACCCAAGCGTATATTCTGCCGTTCCAGCAACCAGAGCCTGTGTGGACTGCTCTATCGTCCAGGAGTTAAGCCCCCTGTTTGCCCAATCAGCAAACAACAGGTTCATAGAGCGTTTAGCGGTCTTGATGTCGTAGCCTGTACGAACCTCTTTGCCGCAACGCTCGAACGCCTCCTCGATGTACTCGGTGACGTCTAACTCAAAATTTTTAGAACCTGAAACAGCCATTTTTTAGCCGGGTCCAGGAGTTTTCTTAATGACGCCTGACTTCTTAGCAACGCCACCCATAGCTCTCTTAATTGGCTTTTCGCCTCTAGCCGCCATAATACGGTCTCTTTGCGTAATTTTACCATCGCCACTCATGTCTTGCAGACCTCCCCCGTCTTTCATTTTAAGAGGGTCACCCACTGATCCACCGCCCCTCATTTTCTTCGGCTTTTTAACTTTCTTCCTGCTAGGAGCTGCATTACCTATGTTTACTCTGGAGCTACCCATCCTTCAATCTCCTGTAAAATTCGTGGCGAACCTTGTACATGTTTTCGACGTCATATTCGTCAAAATAACGGTCATAATAACCTAAATTTCGTATCTTATCCGCTGATTCCTCCAGCTTGCTAAGGCGCTGAACGAATATCATCGCATATTCTTCTGCGGTTGTTGGCTCAAAAGAGCCATTGTCTACAAGCTCATTGGGTTCCTGGTCTGGGTGAAACCCCATAACCCAGGTGTCCCGGTCTATAAACACACCGTCAGATATGGCTTGATTGATGTCATCGAGGTATTCGTGGAAGGCTTCCGAGTCTTCGGGAAACGCCAGGTCCACGATGATTACCAAATCCACCTTGTCGTCCCAGGTAGATATGACTGACCACAAGTCATGATAATTCGCGGGATCGCGTTTAAAAATAACCGAAACCCGTTGCGCTGCCCAAGC